AGCGCGTGTACGCAACTCGTTTCTTCGGGGTCTTTTTTGCCTTCGCCATGGTGTTTGCCCTTCCGTTTCGTTGGGTTTGGAGGAAGGGCTCAGTGTACTAGCAGGAGAATTATAGGCGAAACCCCATTTGGCCCGCGATGGCCAGATAAACCTAGGGAACGAGTTTGGTGTAGTGGAGGCTTGGGAGGAGAAACAGGGTGCTCGAGTCCATGGCGTAGCCTATGGGCTGCACCATGGCGTAGGTGCCTGTAGGCAACGGGGGTGTGTTGGTGGGGCGTCCGTCATCGCCGGCAAAGCAGGGGCGCCCCGCGGTGAGCCCGGTGAGGGGGACAGGGCCCAAGGTCTGCACGCGACAGAGGACGGGACTGTCTTTGTCGATGATGATCCCGGCCGCAGGCATCTTGGTGTAATTGTGAACGTCTACAACTTCCACCGGGCGAACGTCCGCCACCGGGTCTCCGGTGATGAGTACCAGGTCGTCGATGGCAGCGGCTGCGTCACACGAGGCAACGAAGGTCTGGGAGAGACTCGCCAGGGCCGGAACGCCACTGGTGACGAAGTCGTCATTCCAGTGTCCGGGGTCGTTCCCCCAGATAATGCGTTTGACTTGCGAGAGGAGAAGCTCCTGGAGCTGCTCCTGGGTAAGCGAGCTGTCCGCGTCGAGAATCGCCAGGGCGGACTTCTGGTCATCAAGGACATCGGCACGCCGAACCTCACGATAACGGACCAGATCTCGCTTGCCGGGCGGCGGCGCCATACACCCCGTCTCTCCGCGCTAGCGTCCTAGCGCCTCTCGGTGTTGACGGGCCTTACTTCCGGCGACCGCGTTTGGACGACCTTGGTGTCTCGACGGCCTTCGGCGGCTCGGGCTCCGGCTCCGGGAGCGGCGCCAGTTCTTCGAGCTTCGCTTCGGTGATCGGCTCGGGTTCTGGTTCGGGCTCCGGCGCGGGCGGCGCTTCGACCACGGTCACTTTCACGGCCACTTTGGCCGCAGTGGGACGAACGGAAACCCAACCTACCTCGTGTACACGTACGAGGTGGGGGTTATCGAGAGCCTCGGTGGGACACTCGCGAGTGTCTCCCGGAGTGCCCTTTGGTTGAAGTACGACGGGGAGACCGTCGACGTCCTGTACCCCGGAAAGGTCCAGGACGCCTGGTCGTTCGTTGTTGACGAGGATGGAACTCATGGCGCCTCCGAAAGTTACGGGTTAGCCATGACGACGGCCATGGCCGTCAGAGAGTGTACTACACCGGGAAGTCGATGCGGGTCATGGCCTTCGTGTTACCGAAGCCGATGCCGGGAGCCGCGTACGACCAGAACTCGATGATGTCGGCTTCCTGCTTGATGTACAGGGTGGCGTCCTGCAGCAGGAAGAAGCAGCCGAGCCAGCCCTGCGGCGCGAAGATGTACGCGCTGCGGCGGGAGGAGCCGTCGACGATGGACTTCTTGATGGTGGAGATGACCGGGATGCCCCAGAGCTTCTCCTCATTCTCGATGCCCTGGTCGTAGTGACGCGAAGCCACGTCGTTGCCGACGCTGGTGGCGGGCAGATCCAGGGCCTCGTAGTAGAGGCTCTTGGTCATCATGATCTTGCCGATGGGCTGGAGCCGATCGACCTGACCCTGGAAGCCCTTCTTGAACGCGCTCGAGGAGAACGCGCCGGCGGCGATGATCTGGGTCGGGTTGAGGTCGAGGATCGCGTTGACGGTACCGAGGCCCTTGATGTCCTCTTGGTCCGCCATGTCCTTCACCGAGTTGTCGCTCAGGATCTTGCGGATGTCGTTCTGGTACGTCATCAGCTCGAACTTGGACTTGGTGAACCGCTGGCTCTCGGTCTTGCCGAAGTAGACCGCGAAGCGCTTGCCGCGGAACCAGGTGCGAGGCCCGGTGCCGTGGAAGGGCACGAAGGTCGCCACGGAGTCGGGCTCCTTCTCGACGATCTTCTTCGGCTGGTCGGTGTTCTCGTCGCGATCGATCTCGTCGTCGCCCAACATTACGGGCTCCATGATCTCCCGCATGAAGGACTCTTGACGCATCTTCTGGCGGATGAAGGCGGTCGCCTCGTTCTCCGCTTCCTTGGTCCGCCCGTCCTCGAGCTTCCGTACGAAGTTCGAGTTGATCAGTTGGGCGGACACCTGCTCCGTTTGGGTTTTCATTGCGCTGGGCATGGTGTCTCTCCTGATGTGCTGGTGTCAGCCGTGTTGACTACGGGTGAAGACTAGATCTTGGCGGCTACGCCGGCGGTGTACATCACGACGATGGTGCCGTCGACGGCGACGTTGTTGGCGATGACTTCGCCGATGACTTGGTCGTTGGTGGCAGCTTCTTTCCAGAGGCCCGTGTCGAAGGTCAACAGAGTGCCGATGGCGTAGGTGCCCGCGGAGAAGTTGGCCGGGTCGAGGCGGAACATGGCGTTGCTGCGCAGGCAGACTGCCTTTTCGACGAACTGACCGGAGAAGTCGTCAGTACCTTCGACCACGACCCATATGGGGGTCGCGTCGGCGCTGGCGGCGTTCGGTGTGGTGGCGAGCTGAACTTCGCCGTCGGTGTTGACGTAGACGACATTGCCGGGAACGACAGTGTCGAGCACGCCGACCGTCTTGTGGACGGGGAAACTTTCGTCGATCGCACCTTCTCGGGGCCATCCACGAAGAACATCGAAAAGTCCGTTGAGTCTCATTTTGCTTTGCCTCCGTTATGGCCTTACGAATTGATCCAAGATACGAAACGATCTTCGGCTTGGTCCGCGGCTTCTTTCACGGTTGTTGGTGCGTTGGAGTCGTTCCTGGACGACGGGCCGCCCAACGCCTCAAGGTCGCCGGCCTGTTTCTCGACCATCGAGGTTATCAGCTCGACAACATCCTTGTCACTACGAGCGAGTTTGGCCCGGATTGAATCGGGCATCTCTTCGCCTGTGGCGTCGGCGTACTTGGACGCGAGTTCGTCGATACGCTCTTCGCGAGCGGCCCGTGCTGACGACACCTTCTCCGCTTCGATGGCGTCGAGGTGGTTGGCAGCAGCGTCGAGTACGTTGGCCACTTTTTCGAGGTTCAGCATTACGCAGCTCCGAGCTTACGCCGCAGGATATCGAGTCCTGTCGCGGCGGTAATGATCTGGGCACACTTTTGCCGCGTCGCCTCTTTGCGGTGGACGTTCTCCTGTCGCATCAACTCGGCGAGTTTGCGGAGGGCTTCGCTCACTGCAGGTCTCCCAAGAACATGTCCAGGTCATTATAGGTGACTTGGGCCGGAACAACACGAAGGTCTTCTGCAACCTTGTGCAGAAGTTCTCCGATTTCCGTGGCGTAGGCCGGCTCGGCGGCGCGGGAGGCCGCCGCTGCGGCGAGCTTGGTTTGCTCCCCGTGCTCGAGTTCGGCGAGGATCTCGTCCGAGACCGCAGCGATGCTTTTGAGGGTTCTCATACGCCTTCCAGTGCGTCGGGCGGGGTCAGGCCACGCTCATTCGCAATGTGCAGGAGCTTTTTGAGAAGGACAGGGGTAGCAACCCCTGTGGCCATGCCTGCGCCGAACGCGGTATCGCGCGTATGTTTCCGCTTTTTCTCGGCCAGTGCTTGCGTGATGAGCGCGGCGGGGACGCCCACGCCAAGCGCGCCGCCTACAGCACCCAGTAGCCCGCTGTTAAGCGGGCTGATGGCGACCTTTTCCCCGGCTTCTTTGAGCAGCTCTGCGTACAGAGCTATGTTACGCGGCGCGAACATCGAACGACTATTGGCGCAGCCCCGCGACGAGGCGCGCGGTGTCTTCGAACCCCTGAACGAAGGCGTCGTTCGCGAGCTTGTAGATGGTTTCGACGGCACCGTTGTAGCCCTGAGTGTACGAGGCTTCGGCGAGCTTTTCCATCTGTCCCATCGTGGTCGCGTAGCCGAGTTCCGCGGCCTCTTTGACGAGGTCGGGATTCTCGGCGGCGAACTTCTCGAAGGAACCGTCATTGGCGTACGCGGCGGTCTTGACTGGCTGCCCCGCGGCGATCTGGTCGACGGCGTCGGTGTGCTGTGCGACCCGAGCGAGGAACCCGTCGGCGACGGCGCTACCGTAGAGATGCGCCTCTTTGACGAGTGCTTCGTGTTCGGCGTTGACGATCTGTGATGCGGTCTTCATCAGGTCTCCTACAGGAGAATCCGCGGAAGCCCGCTTCTCCGCAGGGGCGGGGGCAGCAGTCGCTTCCTTGAGCGCCTGCTTCAGTCTCTCGCCGGTGGTCGACGGTGCTTCCGCAGTCTTGTTCGGATCGCCCGGAGTCGATGAAGCACTCGCGGTCTTTTCCATGTCTGTTTTTCCGATGCTGGCCAGAACGCTCGAGAGCTTCATTGCCGTTTCTCCAATTCGGGGGCGACCCGTCCTTGCACAGAAATCATAGGCCGCGTAGTTGAAAAAACCAAACTGTCTTCAACCAGTTCAGCTTCGCTGAGGCTTCTTGTCTTGTCAACATGTAGCCAGGTCTCCGAGGGCTTTGGCGACCTGCTCACTATCCAGTTCTAGACCCCGTACACTATCTATCGTCGCGGTCTTCTTCAAAGCGTCGAGGAGCGCAGCACCCTGTTTGGCCGTTCCTGAGGGGGTATTGCGGGCGTACGCTTCGATGAAATTGACAACGATGGGGGTGATACTATCGGCCCCTAACTTGGTTGGGGGCGCGAATTCGGTCTGGTAAGGAATAGAGATTCCTTCGTTGGTAGTAACATTCTGTTGGGGGCCCTTCATGGCCTGGTGGCCAGCGAACCCGGCAGCTGCCGTCAGGGGGAGGCGAAATGGACGCAAAGAAGGGACCGCACCCAGTAGTTTGTAGCCCCCGAGGAGGAGGGCCCCGCCCCCCAGGACGTTGCCGACGTTGGATTTTGTGCGGGCGTCCTGCATCTCTAGCGCGGCGCCCCGCGTCGTCTCGTGCGTGTTGCCTGAGCGCGGGTCGGAGTAGGACAGCACGTCCGTATTTGGTTGTGCATCGGAACGGAGTCCAGTGCCCTCCGGGAGTAGCCGGCGGTACATCATTTCACCTACGGCGGCCCGCTTCTCTTGGTAGGGCGTCAGCAACCTCAGCAGTTCCGTGCTGATCTTCTCCGTCGTGCTGTCTAGAGCGCCGGACGAAAGGATCTCGTCACAGAGGGCCGGAGATGCCTCGAACAGGTGAAACACCGACGGCAGGAGACCCGCGGTTTTTTGTGCCAGCGCCCGCGGGACGCGCAGTTCGTTGCCCGTCATCTTTGCACTGATGAACTCGATGAACTCAGCGTCTTTGAACATCAGGCCAAGTGACGACAGGGCGCCAAACACTTGCTGGGCAGAGTGCTTACGCAGGTCATCCATCGGCAGGTCGGGCGTGTCCACGAGAGTGGGCGTCGTGTAGTCCCGGAAGTTCTTGATGAGCGTCTGTTCTTTTGGGGACAGGTTGCTCGAGGACGCGACCGGCTCCCCGCGGATGACCTTGTCGATATCCGAGATCTTCCTGATTGCCGCGCTCTTCCGTGCGATCGCGTCAGCCATGTCCCCGAGTTCCGCGCTCGAGCTGATCTCGGGAACCATCACAACCTTCTTCAAGGTGTAGCCCGTTTTGTCCGCAGGACGGAACACACGGCTGATATCGAAGAAGTTCGGCGAGGGATTGTGGACGTAGTTTT